ACGCAACCGAGCCCGGCGTACGCGCCAAGGTTAGCGCGACCGCCACGGAACAAGGCCCGAGCACCTCCATTAGCGTCATTATAGAAGTAGTCGCAGAGGCCCGCCGATGCAGAGCCGCCGGAGGCGTTCGTCGGATAGAACGTCCTCTCGTCCCACTTCGTGGGATTGCCTGCCGCCTTGAGCCATTCGTGATAGACCCACGCAATGGTGCCGGGCGTATTGCCGCTGGGCGGGAACGGTGCATGGTCGGGGCCGGGGGCGAGGTTCGCGGTAAGCTGGGAATAGCAGTTCGTGTCGGTCGTCATCCAATAGCCGGACTGCGAATAGTCATCGTCGAACGCGGAGATCGTGTAGCCCGTGCTGGTTTCGAGTGCGGTGTCGCTGTACGTTGCCGCGCCGACGGCAGGATGCGCGACGGCGGTATAAATGACCGTGCCGCCCTCGGCTTTCCATGCGAACGCCGTCTTGGTGTCGCTGTCGGAGGGATAATCCCCGGCCTCGTAGCGGTAGTATTTCACGCTGTTCACGGTGATGTCCGCCTCGGTGCCGTTCTGATGCTTCTGCGTGCCGGAGGTATTCTGCCAGATCGAGCCCCACGGGTTTTCGATCATGTACTTGCAGGCGACTTGCTTTTGATCTGCGGTAATGCTGGTGTTCCAGCTTCCCTCGAGGTCGGCATCTGCGCCCGTCGGGTCGGCAAGCACGCCGCCCTGATACGGGATGTCGTCGGTGCGGCCCGTCTTGCGTACCCACGAGGCCTGCCACGAGCCGGACATAAACGCGTGGCCGGTCGCCATGCTCTGCGTGTTGCAGGTCAGGTGTTCGCAAATGAAGAGGTGGAAGAGCCACTGATACATGAGGTCGTTCGCCACGGAGCCGCCGTTGTTGGCCGCATACGTGAGGTAGTTTGCGAGCGAGGTGGAAACGGTGGGCTGTACGCCGGAGATCGAACGGAGCTTGTTGTTGCTGTCCTTATAGGCGGCATACATGCCGAGGTACTGCTTGCGGAGCGTTGCGCCGCCGGGGCTGATGTAGAAGCCGGACCACGGGGCGGAGTTCAGGAACTTGTCCGTCGCCATGAGGAACACGAAATGCTTGTGGCTGTTGCTGTCGGTGTACTTGTCGATTCGGAAGTAGGAAACCGGGAACTCGACCATTACATCGCCGTCGCCGCCCGTGAGGTCGGAATCGCCGCCCTGCGCCTTTTTGTGCAGGTTCGAGGGGTTCAGGTAGTAGGCAATCGTCCTCTCGGAGAGGTTCGACATCACGCAGGGACGCACGGCGTGGCAAGGCATCTGCGCGAATGCGTCGACGTAGGTGTAGGTCTTGCCGTCGGAGTTGAGGACGACGGCCTTGTACTTGTTCGCGCCGGAGGTTACGTCGGTGTCGTGATCGTAGCCGTAAACGTAGACGGACGTGTTGCCGCCGTTTCTGTCTTTTTCGCGGACTTTGTGCAGGTATTTGTCATATTTCGGCATTTGGGGCCTCCTCGTCAGGCGACAGTGAGGGTGATCGTGATAACTTTTTCCTTGGCGAGAGGCGCGATGATTGCGACCTTTGCGGTGTACGTCCCGGCGGTCGAAACCGTGCCGGAAAGCACGCCAACGCTGGAAATCTCAACGCCCGTGATGCCGGAGCCCTGCTGGAACGCGAAAACGGTGTCCTCGCCGATTTCGCCGTAGAGCAGGGAGGCGGCAACGGTCGCGCCGGAGATCGCGGTGCCTGCGGTGGCTTCGAACGACTGATTGGAGGCGATAACCTCCTGCCGGGGCACGTCGAAGGTCCCGTTGGTGATCGGTTTCCAGTCTAACGTGTCGGTCGTGCGAATCGTCCAGTCCCCGTATGCGACCTCGCGCTGAATCAGGACGCGCCCGCCTGCGGTTTCCTTGTAGGTGCGCTGGATAGCGCAGGGGCACTCGTTGAAATAGCGTTCGTAGGTGTAGCCGTCCGCTTCGTCGTCCTCGGGGCCGTCGATTTGGAAGGCATCCACGGGCTTCACGCGGAAATTATCGGATTCCCCGCGAATCTGCCCCCAGCAGTCAATGGTGATGATTTCGGACATGGTGATGTGTCTCCTTTAGTATGATTGAGCGAGAGTGTTATATCGGGTGGTAACTTGTGCAAATGCGTATTCCGTGCTTTCGGCGTTGCCGACCTTTTTCCAGTACCCGGCAATCGGCCCGGGGTTCGACGGCGACCACAGCCACGGGCAGTACCACGAGGCAATCGGAAGACTGCCGTACTGCACCTTGTAGAGGACCCACGCTTTCAGGCTGTCGGAGTACTGAATAAACGCGGTTTCGTCGTTGTCGCGGAAATAAACGTTGCGCCGGAGGCTCGATCGGAACCAATAAGCCTCATGCAGGACATAGTGGCCGTTGAACCAGTTTTCAACCGAGCTGGAAACGTTCGTCATTTCGATATCGATGCTCGGTTTGAGCGCGCTGTTCTCGGAAAGGAACATCGCCCGGGCCGCGTCGAGCGTCAAATACTCCTCGGCCTGCTCGGGGTCGGGAATGTCGCCGGAGGCGGTGACACGGTTCCGAACGGTGAAGCCCTGAATTTGCAGGACAAAAACGAACGCCCCGGTCGAATCGTACCCGACAAGCTCGCCGATGAGGCCGGATTTCGAGCCAGCAGTACCGAGCCATTCTTGCAGGGCGACGGAATTCATGTTGGGAATCGGGATCGTGAAGACGGTCGGGATATAGTTTCCGTCCTCGTCGGTTGCGCCGTCGGTAGGCGCGCCCGTCCAGTGAATATTGCCGTTGTCCGCGACGATCTTGTACTCGGTGGCGGAATTGAAATCGTCGTCGAAAACGAACGACCACGCCGTAATGCCTGCAAGCGCGGACGGGGGGAGCGGGAGCAGGTCGTCCGGCGAGTTAAAAAGCGTGAGGGTGATTGTCGTCGAAATCCCGATGACGAACATCGGCGCGGCCACCGTTTTTGCGTTCGCGGAATCGCGGACCGTGGCGACCGTGCTGTTGGCGGTGGCGAAAATGTCGAGGTTCTGCATGTGGTTCTCCTTGGTTGTCCGGCAATGCCGGGTGTGTCAACAATCAAGATTCGTTATTGTCTTGCGGGGCTGGTTTTTCGTAAACAAGACAGCAGACGGCAGGCGGGGAGCCGGGGTTTGCGTAGTTTACGAGGGTTCCATACGGGTACCCGTCAGCGGTTACGATGAAGCGAATAGATGCCCCTTTCCGGTATGGGATAGGGAGGCCCGCGCCGATTGCGACCACAAAATTATCGGCGTTCGTTTCGGTGATCGTGTACACGCTCTGAAATTCGCCGCGTTCGTTCGGCATATAAACGCTGGTATTCCCTGCGGTGATTGAGCCGGAGTAAGTATAGACCGTGGTGTTGCCGTTTACCCATGCGAAAAGGTAATATTCGGGATAAAATTCGCAGTCCGTCAGGTACGAAAAAACGGTTTCCTCGCCGCTGTCGTCTTTCGTATAAACGGATTCGCCGCCCCGGATGTTCCAGTCGTCGGAATAGAGCGTTTTGTAGTCCTCCGGCGCATTATAGCAGTACCACGCAAAATAAGTGTATTCGTCCTCGTCCGAATCGTAATAATCGTCCGAGTAGTCGCGGCTGTAAACCTTTTTCACCCATTCCCCGGCTTCTTCATCGTAGACCTCGACGCGGATTTTGTTGGAGTAGTCCTCGGACGTGTCGCGCTCGAACGTGTTGCCGTTCGCCTTGATGTACGCGCTGTCGCCCGGCAGTTTCAGCTCGGCGACCTTCATCAATCCGCCGTTGATTTGGACGTGGGCCGCATAATTGCGATAACGCAGGCCGTCTTTGAACGGGTCAAAAGATGCCCACGCAAAAACATAGCCCTCTTCTGCCGCAGTATATGGAATATTGCTCCCGTTGTCCGGGGGAATAACGCCGGAGTGGCCGCCGTGCCGCCAGTTCGGGATAAAGCCTCCGCCGCCACCGCCGGTCGAGGAAAGGACGATTTCGTTGTTGGTGTTCCCCTCGATCTCTACGGTGCCGTCGCCGACGAACCGAACCGAGCCCGTGGCCCCGGAGAGGGTAATAAAGGCAGTTCCGCCGGACACGGACGAGTTGATGCCGGTCGCCCCGCGCGGGCCGAATTTGGCGCATTTGTAGATCGGCAGAGCGTCGCTCCAATCGACCCCGGCGACATAAATGCGGATGCAGTCGCCGCTATGCGAGCCGTCGTCGAGGATTGAAATGCGGAGGTGGCCGCCCGTGTTCGGGGTCCATTCCATGCTTTCGGAGAGGTCATAATAATAATGCTCGCCGCCCGCCTCGTAAAACGGGGCGAAGCGGACAAGGCAATCCGCCGAGGCATAGTATTTGATCGGCTCGCCTGCCGGGACGGGCATAACATACGTGATGCCGAGAACCGGGTCGTCCGGGATTGTCGCAGGCGGCGGCAGGGTCCCGTCGTAATCCTCGTCCGTGATCTCGCCGAGGGCGTTGGAAAACGTGCCGCCAGCGAGGGCGACATAATCGGGGAAGCCAACACCGCCGCCTCCGCCGCCGCTTCCGGTGTACGTAATAACGAGCGGATTTCCTGCGGAGCCGCCAGTAACGACGATATTTTCGCCGTCCCCGGTGATGTTCGTATTGATCGTGTAATTCTGCCCCTCGGTGCCGCCGTCGATTACGATGCCGATGCCCTCGTCGTAGATCGTGCCGCCGTGGTAATGCCCGAGGAGAACGATGCCAGCGGTGCCGCCGGAGAGGTGCAGGATTCGCACGCCCTCGTCGCCGCGCTCAAAAACGCCCTCCTCGGTCGGCATTGCATAGCTCCCGGTGGAGCCGGTGATCTGCACGGCGGCTGGGCCGGTCAGGGTGAACGGGGCGCACGCATTCGGCTCGACGGCCTCGGTAAACACGCCGAAAGGCGCGTCCGGGTCGGAGAACGGCACGACGGGGAAAGCCTCGTTGCACATTGTCCCCGTAACGTCAATTTGTGCGGCCTGCCCGGCCTGAATCGTCGCGGTCGTTGCGTTGTACGCCTGCACCCTCACAGCCTGCGGCGACCGCGCCAAAATGCGCCCGTCTTTAAAAAGGTCGCCTGCCTTGAGGATCGCGTTGATTTCGTTTTCACGCCGGGCGGAATGCTGGACGCTCTCGCCGGGTGCATAATCGGGCCAGTTTCCCATAGAAAAATCCTTTCCGCGTTAGATGCCCAGCCTGGAGAAGTCGGCGTATTCGACGACCTCGGACTTATAGATGGCCTTTGTGACGACTTTCGGGATGTGCGTCGTGGGGTCGTTTTCCGTCTTCGAGCGCGCCCACACGTACTCCCAACCCTTTTTGCTCCCGATATTCTGTCCGGCCACTTTCGCGTTGGATTCGTTCGGAATGATGCGGAAATTGAACGTAACAAGGACTTTCGCCCTGCCGTCAATGGGGGCGGAGTAGGATGCGCCGCAGAACATGGCCTCGCCGGGGTCCCAGCCCTTGAAAGCCTTGGAGTTGACCTTGCCGTACAGCTCGCAGAGGACGCGCTTATATGCGGTCGTCAGGCGGGAGGTTCGGATGTATTTGGTATAAACCTCGTGCATGTCTGCCGTCGGCACGTCAACGCCTGTAAACTCGGCCTCGGAGCCGGTCTTGCCGTTCCAGCCGATGCCGCCGCCCGCGTCGTCAAATCGCATTAGACCCGGATATACCTGTTCCTGCTTGATTGCATGGGTGATATGCTTGGTGCCGGAGCCCGTGTCAAACGACATGGTGGCCTCCTCGTCGTCGCCGTCCGGGATGTCCGAGGATTCGGTTTCAGCGTAAACGGCAGTAATTTCGATATCGCCTTCGCCAACGTAGCCGTCGAAGCGGAACTCCTTTAGAGGGAGTTCGTTGTTTTCGCCGTAGGCCGTCGGCGCGGCGGCGATAACGCCCTGAATCGCGGCCCGCTTTGAGGTCGGGGATAGGACAAGATATTTGATTTCTGCGGCGGTGCATCTGCCGTACCTGCTCCACGTTTCGGAGCCGCCAGTCGTTCGCTTAATTTGCATTGTCATGGTTCAGCCCTCAAACATATTTTTCTTTCTTGTCGAGCTTGGAGTTGGTTTCCCGTTGCAGTTCGACCATTTTGCGGGTATTCTTCGCCGTTTCCTGCTCGGGCTTGCCTGCGCCGAGCATGGCGGAAAGAACGGAGGCTTGGAACGAGCCCGCGACGTTGTTCTTGGTTTCGGCGGCGGGGTCGGTGATGCCGACCCCCTTGCCGTCCGGGTCCTTTGCGCGCTTCTTTTGCAGGCGTTTATAGTAGTTATTCAAATCCTGCGCCTGCTTCTGCTCCATTTCGCGGGTGTACTTTTCGATTTTGTCCGGGACCTGCTTGTACATGTCGATAACATCGCTGATAAAGGCCGTTTTCTGCATGTCCGGGATTTCGGTAAATCCGGCATCCATGAGGACCTTTACCTTGTTTTCCATGCCTGCGGAAACGGCATCCACAAAGTCGGCTTGCAGTTCGGCCCACAGCTCGCGGAAGCCGTCCGCGCTCCCGTGCCGGATAGTCTGCCATAGGGCTTTTACGAAATTCACGCCGAGGTCAAGCACCATTTCAAAAGTCTTTTTGAACGAGGCATAAACGTCTTGGAGGTGCGCCCAAAAGAGATCAGGCAGAACCTCCCAAACTTTGTCGGCGTTTTCGATGCCCCACTGCGAAAGCGCGATGATATTGTTCACCAAATCCGTGACGGAGCGGTAAATGTAGGTCAGGACGGGCTCGACGAGCGCATACGCGCTTTTCATGCCTGCCTCCAAAACGCGGTAGACGTACTGGATTTCATACGCGAGCGCGTCGAGGTTGTCTTTCATCCAGTCAATCATCGAGTTTACGTTTTCCGTCGCGCCTTTCGTTACGTTGTCGAGGTCAAATAGCGTAACGATGAACTCGCCGACCTGCTCGGACAGATCGCCCCACGCGTTTTGAAGCTGGATAAGGTGCTGGCCGAACGTTTGCGCCTTTGCAAGCGGGAACGCGTCCTCGCCCTTTTTGAGCAGTTCGTTCAACTGCTCCGTCTTCGACTTCGTTTCGTCGATTTGAATGCCGAACATTTTCAGGCGCGCCGTGTTGCCGTTTGCCGCCTTTGCGATTAACTGCATAGCCGTGTTCAGGTCGAGTTGGCTATACTTTGCGGCGAGGCCCATTGCGGCCTTTGTGGCGGATTCCATTTTGTCGGCGGTGAGGCCCATATTCAGGCCGAGCGTCATCACCTGCAAGGTCGCCTCGTCGCCGAACGTGGTGACATCCTGCAAACTGGACGCGACCTCCTGCAATTTCTTCGAGTAGCCGCCCTGTCCGACAGCCTGCAAGGCACGCGTCAGGCCATTGACGGCGTTATCCTGCACGATGAATGCGTCGACGGCGTTCTTTGCGTACTTTGCAAGCTCGCGGAAACCGAAAAGGCTCACGGCGATACTTCCGACCCGTTTCAGCACGGCGTTGGTTTTCTCCTCGAGGCTCCCGAGGGTGTTCACGTAGCCGGAATCATCCAGCGTGATTGCCGCGCCGATGGTGCCGAGGTTAAATGCCATTTTTGGCCTCCTGTTCCTTTTTCCGTTGTGCGATGATCGCGGCCATGCGCGCCTCCGCCTGCCGCAGTTCTTCTTCGGTATAGTTCAGCTCCGGCTCCGGCGGTTCGATCAAGACGGATCCCGCGCTCTGCATGAGGTCCTCCTGCGTTTCACCGCCGCCGAGGGCCGCGCAAACTCCAAAATAAATCTCGTTTTTTGCCCGCTGGAACTGCACCCGGCGAACCTCCACCCCTGCCTTCATGAACTGCGGCAAGGTGAGGGAAAAAACCTGCGGGAGCGTCCAGCCGAACGCTCCGCAGATAAGCAAGGCAAGAAACTCGAAATCAAGCATTGCCGAGCCGCCTTTCACTCCGTCTTTGCCTGCTGGCTCGGCAGGACTACTTTTTTTTGCGGGTCGTCCTTTTCGCTGTCGTCCTTTCCGGTGCAGAGCACATTCACGAGGGCGGTCAGCTGTTGCCAGTCCAGCATTTGGACGCGCTCGTGCAGTTCGGGCGGCATGACGGCGCAGGCCAAATCCGCGAGTTTACTGCGCGCGGAGATAAGGGCATCCACGCGCTCCGCCGTCGGGGTGCCCGGATTTTCGCTGATTGCGACCAGCTCGGCCTGAATGCGTTGAAATTCGTTGAACTGCCCGATGTTCAGCATCGGGACCTCAATCCATTTTCCGTCGCCGATTCCGACGTGTACGCGTGTTTTCGAGAGTTCCGGGAAGATAACAGCCATTTTTACACCTCATCTTGGGTTATAGTTTTGTGGTTGACAATGCCGATTTCGTCAACAATGCAGACAAAAAACCGCCTGCGGCGAAGATGAGGACACCGCAGGACGGCCCCCGGAGCGGGGAGATGGGGATTGAGGGGGATTACTGTTGCGCGGTTACGGTCGAGCCGTAGATAAACGGCGTGCCACGGGTCGGGTCGGCCTTGCAGTTGAAAGTCAGGGTGACGGCGTTCGGGTCCTGATTTTCGCCGGGCGCGTAGGAAAGGCCGGGTTCCAGATAGGCGTTGTCGAACGTGATAACGCCGGTGGTCGCGTCGGTGCCGCCCGTGATCGGGACCATTGTGACGGTCTTCTTGCGGGAGGATGCGAGGAGATTGTCGCCCTTTTTGATGTCGGTGATGAACGGCATCGCGGCATCGACATTTCGGGTCCTGATCGTGAGCGTGACGTTGTTTTTCGTGAGGAAGCTCGCCTCGACTTCGCCCATGGTTTCGTAGAGCGTGACATCCGATTTCTCGGTGTCAGGCTCGCACGTCGGGGCTCCGGCAAGCGGGCCGAGGGAAACGTCGCCGACGGACACGAGGTACGGGAACTTTTTGATTTTGCCAATAAGGGTTTCGATTTCTGCGCTGGTAAGGTTTGCCATTTTGGGCCTCCTGATTGTTGGTTATGGTGTGCCACTCATGCCGGGCGCGTCAATACAGCGGCGATGAAATTCACCGAAACGAACTGAAAACGGCGGCCCTTGTCCTCTACTTGGACGGGGGCATTTGCGCCGCCCTGCCCATGAATAAAGGCAATGGCAAAGTGTTCGGTTTGCTCGCCGTAGACGGGCACGAGCGTCGCGCATTTGCAGGCGAGGCTCCACGCCTCGTCCCGTGTCGGGTACTTGCCGAGAACCTGCACGGCATACATCGGCTGGGAAAAGTCGTTGTTTTCGATGATGTTCGTGATCTGCAAGGCGGCCCCGCTTTCGACGGATTCGGGAATCTTCCCCCGGAAAAAGGAGGTATCGACGACGAGATCGAGTTTTTCGGCGAAATATGCGGTAAGTTCGCGTTCGAGTTGCTGAAAATTATTCATACGTTCAATGCCTTTTCGAGGTTTTTAATGATGTCCTCCCGCGTATCCATTACGGCGCGGGTGATGTATTTTGGGCCGATCTTGATGCCCGTTTTTTCCTGCAAGGCTTGGGACAGCGGCCCGAGGTTATATTCGCCCTCGTGAATCCACACGGCATAGTGGGAGGCAGGGGAGCCGGTCGGAATATAGACGGTTGCCGCATACGATTTCCCGTATTCCTCCACATCGCCCGTGAGGCAGTTTCGCAGGATGCCCTCTTTTTTCGGGCATCGGTCAATGGCGGCTTTCAGCACGGTATTTCTCACCTCGCGCATGGCGACGAATGCGAGTTTTTTGTGCTTCAAGAGCAACTGATTCGCCCTGAAACCGAGTTCCCGGGTGGAAAAGCGGAATTTCGTTTTGGGCGGGATAAGGGCCTTATCCATAGATCACGCCCCCGCGACGGTCATGCGATAGCCGAGGCGTTCCCCGGCGAGGTTGCGGTATTTCTTGACGAAAGTAACGTCGTAGGTCCTGCCCTCGACAATCAGGCGCAGGGGAAGAACCGGGTCGGTCGCCAGCGGCGGGACGAGGAAGGCGTGCCCGTAGACGGTTTGGCCGACCTCGTTTGAACCGAGGCGCGCGTTCTGCAACTCGAACACCGCGACCGGCTCCGAGGTCCAGCCCTGCTGTCCGTCGACGATCTCCGGGGCCTGCCTTTGCAGGGTGGCGGGCGTTTTTGCGTACCGTTCAATGAGGAACATCGGCGGCCTCCTTTTCCTCGACCTTTTCCATGACGCAGGCGATCTCGTCCGGGGTCAGGTCGCCACGTGCTTCGAGGTACTGCCGGACGTGCTCCGGCTTGCGGATTTCAAAATTCACGCATTGCCCGTTCTTGCCGATCTCGTTTTTACGCATGACGCAGGCGTTTCTCATGTTGAAACGGCAATGGGAGGCATAGCAGGCCGAAATAAAGGCCGCGGAAAGAAAATCGGCGGCTTCCGGCGCGTTATCGTTGATTTCGTGGTCTGGCATTGTTCGCTCCTTGGGATTGTTCGACAATGCCGCCGCCGTCAACAGCAAAAAAAAGAGGCGGCCCCGCGTGGTTTCGAGGCCGCCAAAAAATCCTTGTGTGATTATCCCATTCGCCCGTTATGCGTTGAAAAACCTTGATTCAAGGTAGCGCGTCCGCATCCCAACAAAAGGCTTTCTGTCCCGGAAAGTATTAAGCAGGGTTGCGATTGTGGATTGCAGGGAGCGATATTGTTTCAACGTTAGGTCCTGCCCCTCGTACAATCCCTCCAATTCGTATGCCGCCCTGAAGATTCTATACTCCTCGTAGGAGATAATATCATCCTGCGGCTCCGTTTTTGCGATCCGTTTCAAGTCTTTCATCCACTGATCGAGGACTTCCTTTTGAGAGGGTTTCCGCCTTTGCGGCATTTGCATCCCGGTGCATACTTTAAGCTTGTATTTCTGTTTCGTGAAACGGCTTTTTCTCGTGCTGGTGGACTGTCCGGCATTCGCGGACACGGCATTTGCAAGGATAATTTCCTGCATTTCGACCTCCTGATGTTTTGGTCTGGTTGATGTTGTTTTGTGCTTTCTTACGGCACAAAAAAGGCTCGCAAGGGGTAAGAAACACGACATCAGGTTCGCGCTCCGCGCCTCACGGTCGCGGACACCTTACAAGCCAAAAATGCAGGCTTGCAATTTGCCGAAGCGGTAAATCTGATGTGGGTTTCTTACGCCCTGCCAGCCAAAATAACGCCTCTCTTTGCAAATTGCAACTCGGAATCAACGAGAAAGAGCAAAAAAAACGGAACTTTTTTTACTGTAGCACGCCCATTTACTGAATGCAAACGAGAATTAGTTTTTTCTCGTATTTTTATTCAGTAAATCACTGCTTGAGCTTGGTTGCTTCGATTATTTTCCCGTCTTGATCGATGATGACCTCGACCGTCTCCGTTACCACAGCCCCGAAACCGTTTGTCCCACGGTACCGCATCCGAACGGTGTACTGGCGGTCCGCGCCGTTTCGGATAAACCACTCCGTCTGCACGTGCTTGAAACTGTCGGGATCATTCATGCTGGATTTGACGTACTCCACAACGGGCTTAATACTGCCGTCAAATTTACGCTCGAACTTGTCGGCAAACTGCCCGGCGAGCTGTTGCCGCTTCTGCTCTTTGAGGTATTCCTTGCGTTGCTCCGGGGTCATGGAGGCCAGTTTTTCCCGTTCTGCCTTTGCCTCCTCCTGCTGGGCCTGCAAAATAACCGCGTCGGCCTTGTCTTTCCCCTCGCGGGCCTTTGCGCCTATAAAGGCCACAACGATAATCACGAAAAGAGCGACGAAAACAACACTGCATCCGCCGCCGCCCCCCTTGTTTTTCGCCCCGCAATGCGGGCAGACTTTCGCGGTTTTTGCGATACCGTTGCCGCAGGTCTTACACTTAATCAGTTTTGCCATATTGCCTCCTTGTGGTTATCCCATAAAATAGCACGGATTTCCCGAAAGTCAAGAAAAAACTGGGCGGCATTTCGCCGCCCGTACCCCATGCCGGAGGCAATGGGGGGAGTAAGTTATTTCTCGTCCGCCTGCGCCGCGCGCTCTGCGGCACGTTTCCGCGCCCGCTCGCGAATTTTGCGGATTTCATCAAAACTCGGCACGCCCTCGTCGCCCCGGATTTTGAAATCGGAATACTTGAAATTTCCGTCGCCGTCGAGGTGCTTTTTATACTCCTCCTCGCCCCGGGCAATCCAGTCTTCAAGGGTGTATTCCCATTCAGGTTTCACGCCGCTGTCGAGCGTTTTTTGCGAGTACCCGGTAGAAAAGAGGCGGCCCCGGTTTGCAAGGGCAATTTTTACGACGGCCTCCTCGGGGAGATTCCGGGAGATCGCCTGATAAACAGGCCCCGTCCCGATGCCGTCGAGGTCGAAATTCTTTTCGAGCACGTCGAGGAAGTCGCAAAGTTCTTTCCGATAGCCGTGCGTTTCCGCGTGTTGCTTCATAGTTCGATTCCGTCTATTTTTGTGGTTGCTTTAAGGAGGTTCGGGAAAAGTTCTTTGAGGTATAATTTAGCATGGTCGTCGGCGTTTTTCAAGGAATGTACGCTGGCGACCGCCTCGGCATGGGCTTCGAGGGTGATGTTTTGGGTTTGGTAATCCTTATCCTCGTGGCCGAAGCCGTACCCGTGCCCGTTTGCAATGCTCCCGATAGTATCGGTAATCAGGCCGACGCTGTGCCGCTGGTTCATCGTGAGGTTGTCGAGGTCTTCGTCGTAGACAAGGCGGGCAATGGTTTTTCCGACGTGCTCGCGTTTCAGGGAATCGAGCGAGCCGTCGAAATAGGCCTGCACGTTTTCCCAATCTGCGGCGGCGGCGGCCTTGACGTTGCGAACGGTTTCAAGGTCCCGGTCGACACGCGGCAGGTGCAGGGCGTGTCCGACCTCGTGCCGCATCTGCCCGGGGGTTTGGTTCCATTTCAGGAATTTCAGGCCCGTGTCCTTTTCCTCGGACATCACGTGGATGCTGTGTTTGCCCGGGACATAATGGGTATTTTCCGCCTTTTCGTCGAATACCAGCGTCGGCGGTGTTTTCATCTTGTCGCCGCATTTTTGAATTTCGTCGTCGAACACGCGCCCGATGCGCTCGCAGTTTTCGCGGCGGTTCTTTTTGTAGCCCTCCCGGGAGTTGTCGATGTACTCCTCGCGCTCCTTGCCGGACAGCCCCTTTCGGTCTGCGTCCTCGGCGGCCTTGCGTTCCGCCTCCGCGATTGCCTTTTGCATGTGCTCGGAGTTCATTTCGTCCTCAATGGCCTTTTTAATTTGGGCCTTGACTTTCTCCACGTTCTTGCGTTGTGCCTCCGCCTGCTGTTTCGCGGCCTCTGCCTGCTGTTCGGCACTCTGCGCCGCCATTTCCCGGGCCTGCGCCTCCGTGTCCCTGCGCGCCTTGTCCTCGGCGGCTTTCATGGCCTTGTCGGAGGCCTGCGGGGAGGAAGACCGGGCCGGGCCGTTGTCGGCCTGCCTGCGTTGCGCGGGGGCCGTTTCTTCCGGTTTTGCCGGGGCCTGCTGGGCGCGGGCCGCCTGCTCCTCCTCCCGACGCTTTGCCTCCTCCGCTTCGTCCTCTTTCCGGGCCTCCTCGGCGGCTTCGCGTACCGCGTCCCAATTCGCGACCGCTGAATATCTATGCGTGCAATTCGGGTGGAAAACGCCGTCGGCTTCGAGGTCTGCCTTGGTCGGCAGGCCTTTCGTGGCCCCCGTCAAGGAGAACTGTTTGCCCTCCCAGCGGGCGCAGGCATCACAGCAATTCCCGGAGTAGTCGAGTTCCACAACGTCGCATCCCTCGTCCGCGCATTTTTGATCGTAGGCCGCCCGGCCCGCCTGCATTAGCTCCGTCCGGGCGAGCATAGTAAAATACGCCTTGTTGGTCCACTGCGCGCCATTCGCGGCGGTAAACTTGAAACCGGGGATTTCCTGCGCCCGTGATAAAAACTGCTTCGTCACCTCGGCGCGGGAGGCCCCGGTAAGCGAGGAGGTCCGCAGGACATCAGCCGCCATGGAACGCAGGGAGCGGACGTGATCGAACGACATTTTTTGCGTCCGCATAGCGATCTCGTCAAACGAACTTTCCATGTAGTTCTTGATGAGCCTTTCGTTCGGCTTGCCGAGGATTGCGTTTCGCTTGCCGGAGGTTTTCAGGTCTTCGACTGCCTTGTCATACATGGCCTGCATATTCGAGGTCAGGCCGTCGCGGAACGACCTGCCGATGTCGATGCCCATGCTTTGATAAACGGCCTTGATTGTCTTTTCAAGGTCGACAAGGTAATGCCCCGACCATGCGGAATCGGGGTGTTTTTGGTAATGCGCGAGGACTTTCTGCTGAATTTCCTCGATTGCCTTGTCGCAGATTGCCGCGACCTTTTTTTGCGTTGCCGTTACGGCTTTCGGAGGGCGTTCGGGCATGGTGCGGGATTATCCCCTATTGAAACGGATGTTGGCGATTGCGGCCCGTTTCATTTCGGCCTTGATGCCGTCGAGGTACGCGAGGGCGCGCGGCGAAATAATGCCGTCGCCGCCCGTGGTGATGTCGGCGTAGGTCGAGGAGGCCCCGTCGACGCTCTCGGAAACGAGCTTTTTGCCGGAGGATTGCTCCTTGTAGTTCCGCAGGAGCCACACGGCCTGCTCGGCAACGGCGCAAATGACATTCGTGCTGGCGGGCGTGATGTCGTCCAGCGACAGCCCGGCGACGCGGGCGAAAATGTCGTTTTTGGCCGAGGAGTATGCGGCGTTCTGTTTGAGCGCATTGTCCGACCAAAAATCCGCGTCAAGGCCCGAGGAGATCACGCCGGAAACGGCATTGAAAAGCTCGCTGTCAGTCATTGCAGGCTCCGTCGGCGAAAGGTGCGAGGGCTTCGTATTCGGCGCGGCTCGTGGGGTGATACCAG